TAAGGTTTTCCTTCTTCCACCGCGTGATACCAGTCCGGGTCTTCTGTGGTCCTGCCCGCGCTGGGTGGCCGAGATCTTGCTGCCACTTTTATCGCCCGAACTGATCCGGCGATACCGAAAAGGACCAGGCCACCGACCACAAACATGGCAGCAGTAGCTTGGTCGAGCACCGTCACTGTACCGAGGAAGACTGCCGCACCAACATAAAGCAGCGCAAGGCCAGCAACTGCCGTCCCGACGACGGGAAAGGCCAACATGAATCCACCGAGCACCAGAGGCACTGCACCGGCGATTGCGAGCAACACGGTCGGGTTTTCCATGAACGCAAGCGTAGCAAGGGCGCTCAGGCCGCGCCAGATTCCGCGCAGGCGGACTGGTCCGAATCAAGGGACAAATCGCAGGGACCGCTCGCCCCCCTAAAGAGTCCCCCGTGTTCACAGGCTGCGCGGAGAAGACCGTCGGGCGTGTGAACGAGACCGGCCGGGTCCCTGCTGTTGAGTGGCTGACCTTCTGCTATGCAGCCCGCCCGATTCATTCTTTCGCCTGGTAACGGCGCTTGCACCAGCAGTGCGGAAAAAGCGATCAGAATGGACGCGATTTCACGAGGTCCAACTCAGGCTGGCGGACAATCATTTGGGCGTATTTACGAAGCGCTAACCATCCGAGGAAGACCGTGGGAGGGTTGCGAGTGGCTGGATGCAGGGCCGAACGTGACGCCGCTACCGCGCTCTCCCGACCGAATGACAGATGCCATGACCGAACCATTGCCGTCCCGTGCTTCATCCGTATTGGTCTTTCAACCCGTCGGGCAACCTGGCCGCCGGCACAACGTGGTTTCCCTAGCGTCTTTCTTGGACAAGTCACGCTTCCAGAAAGTTGATGATGAGGGACTTTTCGAACCGGTCTACCTCGAACAGGCCTTCCAGGGTTCGGACCCTATCCGCTTCTGGCGGGCCGAACTCAGCGCGGACTTGTTTGGCTGGTTCATCGTGGAGATCCTGTCGGGACAGAAGGGCGGAAGGGCCCGCGTGGCGATCCGATCCTATGCCTCCTTTGACAGGGCTGCCTTTGAGGTCGGGCGCCTGTGCCACGCAGCGATGGCGAGAGGTTTCCGCCCGCTGCCCTGACCATCTCGATAGCCGTGTCAGTTGATTACAGCCTGACAATGTGAATGCCTTTTCGTCGGAACGTATCCCGACTTATCCCAAATGAACCGACCATCATCCTTTTTGGACAAAATAGCTGCCCTACGTCTTATTTCTGGAGCAAAATCGCCGTGGATCGTAAGGTGCTTACCTTGCTCTAAGATGTGCCAAAAGCTAGGAGAGAAAGTGATGTCCAAATTTGAGACGACAAAAGGGCGCATTTGTGGGGCAGCGGTAATCGTTACGCTCGCCGTCTACGCCGCAGGCTGTCTGCCGAGCGCGGCGGCAGACTTGGTTCAGGAGGAGGTCGTGGTTACAAACTCTGCCGCTTATGACTGGACGGGGTTCTATGCGGGTGTTCATGCCGGCGCTGGCCTGTGGAACCACAACACAGTTGAGTATGACAGCATTATTTATGACTACGGCGCATTTGGTTCTACGAGCATGGGCGGTCTTGCCGGGCTGACTGCCGGCGCGAACATGCAGTTTGGTGCGGGAGTGATCGGCGTTGAGGCCGACTTAAGCTGGACGAGCATGTCGACGTCCACGACTTTTGACGACGGTGATATGTCGAATAGCGCAGAATGGTCCTGGCTTGGCACTATCCGTGGCCGGGCCGGATTGGCGGTCGATAGCGCTTTGATCTACGCTACGGCTGGTGCTGCTTTCGTCGACACGAGCTTCTTCTACGGCTATGAAGACGACTTTGCGAGCTTCGACGGGGTTCAAGTCGGGCTCACAGCGGGCGTCGGCGCTGAGTACGCAATCCATGAAAATCTAACTGTAAAGGCAGAGTATCTGTACATTGGTTTGCCTACGGTTAGTACTTCAGACGAGTCAGGGGCCCCGATTGATTTTTCGTCCAGTGCACACCTGGTTCGCGTCGGCTTGAACTTCGCATTTCAGAATTTCTAAAGTCACTTCAGATCAGTAGGTATTTGGACCTAGAGGAAATATATCTTTAGGTCCTTTTACTTTTTAAACTGTGAGCCAAATCGGCTCTAGTACTCTCGATACGCGCGACCCGAAGCGGCATCGCCGCAACTCTTCACTTAGTGTCGCTTTAGTGTTTGGCAGCGGGGTAGTGCTGGACTGCGCCCTTCGCTGCCGGCGTGGTGCTGTAGCCGATCGGCGAAGCTTTCGAACTCGCCGATCTATGCTATTAGCGGGTCGCGCGAGCTATGCCTTCTGTCAGTTCCTCGCCCTCAATTGGAATGGGCGAGGCGTTTTGTCCTTCCTCCCACTCCGCATAGGTTCGGCCGTCGGGCAGCCGCCAAGAAATGCGCCCGTTTGCACTCGCCCCGGTGACGGCCGCTGCGGCAGACGAAACCGTTGAAAAGATACAGTCGGAGGTAAACATCAGGGCGTCTTGCTGCTCCAGCAGAATGCCGCTGGCGATCAGATCTGCCCGAAGCGCTACCGTGCCCTTGGGGATGGTTGGGGTGGTCTTTAGCCTTGCTTTAGAGCCTTTCTTGACGGCGATTTCGCCGCTGGGCGTTACCAACATCTGTCCGGTAAATCCTTGGCCGCGGAACTCGAAGAGGGCGCTTTCGGTCCAAGCCGGCGCTAGCACTGCACTCGGAGGCTGGAAGGAAACATCCGCCGAAACGACTTTGAACAGGTCGCAGCCGAGCGCGCCGACCAGGGTCTTGGTCTGATCGATAAACTCCTCCATGGCCGCCCTATCTGGTAGCGGGAGCTTGCCTTCTTCGCCGGCTTTCTGGGTGTTCTGCAACTGCCAGCGAGGGTTCATCCCGGCGTCTGCAATAAGGCGGGCCTCCACATATCGAGCATGCGACTTGGTGAGGTTTTCGTCCTTGCTGACCATCGCAACAGTCTCGACCCAGAAGGGCTTTCCGCCTTTTCCCTTGTCGTTGCCGGCGTGGTACTGGAGCCTATCGGCCACGCATTCGGACTCGCCGATATAGGCTAGGAGCCGGTCTGGCTGGGTCTCGTCAAAGCCGAGCAGCATGTAGACGCCCGGCCGCGCCAACTCGGGAAAGGTGCCGCGGACCTGCTTCATCTGCAGTTTTCGGAACGCAATAGCCTGAATCGTCGACATCGAGATCTGGGCCACCCGGATGCCGTCGGGGTCGCCATCGAGCAGGAAGATATTGATCGAACGTGGTCTCATTTTGGCCCCGCTACCATCCAACCGAAAGCTGTTCTTTGACGGATATCGGGTCCAGCACGAGTGGCGATGTCTCCCAGTCTGCGTCTTCAACCTTGCTGTATTTGACGTCGAACGGATTGCGTGTCGCGGCTGTACGGTCGATCAACAGATTGGCGGACTGTTCGTCGTTGAGCGCCACCTGAACCCAGACATCCTCTAAGGTATCCGGGATCTGGCCGAACAGTCCGTGAATGGCTTCCAGCCTGTCGGCCAGTACCTGATGCACGCGGTCCTCAACGGAATCGCGGTAACGTAGGTTGGCGATCCAGATCTCACTGCGCGCCTGACCGATGCGCTGAATGCGCCCCTTGCGCTGCTCCAGCCGGGTGTCGCCATCAGTCACCTCCGGGGAGCGCGCCCGGATCGGGCTCCGGCGCTCGTTCAATGGCCTCGGTCTGCGACAGCGAGGTGGGGTAGAAGTTGTCGGGTAGGTCGTAGCGTTCCCGCAGCGACTTCTCGCGGGCCCGCTGGGCGTAGATCCTCCTGTTCCTGCGGATGCACGAACAGGCCTTCCGCATCCAAAAGGCCAACAGGCCGCGAGGTTAAACCATGGCTGGCACCACCCTGACGAGCTCGCTGATCGTCCGGCTCGTCGATCAGGTCAGCGCCCCGGCCCGCAAGGTCGGGGCGTCGCTGCTCGGGCTCAACAACGACGCCAGGGGCGGCTTCGGCGGCAGGCTCACGCAGGCCATCGACACCAACAACGCGGCCCTCGAGCGGGCCCGCGGCCGGTTGCTCGAAGCAGGCGCCGCCTTCTACCTGCTGAAGAACGCCATCATGTCCCCGGTGGCGGCCGCGCGCGAGTTCGAGAGCGCGATGGCGGACGTCACCAAGGTGGTCGACTTCCCCACCCCGCAGGCGTTCAAGGACTTTCAGGCGGCCCTGGTCGAAATGTCCAAGACCGTGCCGCTCTCGGTCAACGGGCTGGCGCAGATCGCCGCGGCCGCCGGTCAGGCTGGCATCGCCGGGGACGACCTGATCCCCTTCACCGAGGCGGCCGCCAAGATCGGCGTTGCCTTCGACATCAGCGCCAGCCAGGCGGGCGAAGCGCTCGCCAAGCTCAAAACCGCCCTCGCCCTGTCCACGCCAGACGCGGTGCTGCTGACGGACGCCATGAACGAGCTCTCGAACGCCCAGGCGTCGAGCGCGGCAGAAATCCTCGACACAGTCCGCCGCGTCGGCGCGCAGGGCACGCAGTTCGGCTTCACCGCCATCGAAACCGCGGCCTTCGCCTCGGCCATGATCTCGGCCGGTGCCGAGAGCGAGGTGGCCGCCACCTCGTTTCGCAACATGGGCCTCGCCCTCACTCGCGGCGCCAGCGCCACCAAGCGCCAGAAGGAGGCGTTCGCCGAGCTCGGGCTCGACGCTCAGAAGGTCGCCAAGGCGATGCAGGAGGACGCGGTCGGCACGACGACCGAAGTCCTCGAAAAGATCGCCCAGCTGCCGAAGGAAATGCAGGCGGCGATCTCGTCCGACCTGTTCGGCAATGAGGCGCGGGCGCTGGGTCCGCTACTCACGCAACTCGATCTCGTCAAGGACAGCCTGAGCCTGGTGGATCAGGAGGCCAAGTACGCGGGCTCCTCGTTCAAGGAGTTCGAGGTCCGGGCCAAGACCTTCGAGAACGCGACCGCCACCTTCAACAACCGGCTGACGGCGATGAAGATCAGCATCGGCAACGCGATGATCCCGGCGCTCAACGACCTGATGGCGACCATCGCCCCGGTGATCGACGCGGTGACGAAACTGGCCACCGAGCACCCCGAGCTTACCCGGGCGATCCTCGCCACCGCCTCAGCGCTGGTGGCGTTCCGGATCGCCACGGCGGCCCTGAGCTTCGTCGGCCTGATGGGCAAGGGCGGCGCCCTCGCCATGATGGCGGTGGGGTTCCGGGCGGTCGCCCGCTACGGCACCGCGGCGAAGTCCGCCATCGCCATGCAGACATCGCTGGCGGCGCTGTCGGGGGCGAACTACTCCGGGTTCAATAAGCTGGTCGATGGCGTCAAGGCCATGGCCCTCGCGGCCCCCGGCATGTCCGGGATCGGCGGCGCCCTGACTGCGGTCGGGGCGGCGGTCGCCGGTATCAGCGCGGGCACCCTCGCCGCCATCGGCGCCGCGGTCGCCGCGGTGGCAGTCGCCGGCTTCTTCATCTGGAAGTATTGGGACCGGGTGTCGTCGGTGTTTTGGGGCGTGGCCAAGCGGATCGGGGAGGAGCTCAAGCCCGCCCTCGACGCCGCCAAGCCGCTGATCGACTGGCTCGGGGACATCGGCACGACGATCTCGACCGCGTGGTCCGCCGCGGCCACCGCGGTCGGGGACTTCCTCGGCTCGTTGTTCAAGCAGGAGACGCTGACGGACGAGCAGAAGGCGGGCTACGAGGATATGGGCTACCAGCTGGTGGACGGCATCCTCACCGGCATGAAGCAGATGTGGGACAACATCGCGGCGTGGTTCGCGCAGTGGCCGCAGATGATCCTCGACGCCATCGGCTCCATCGACATCGGCTCGCTGTTCAAGATGCCGGACCTCGGCGCCATGTTCGGCGGCGGCGAGCCCGAGAAGAAGAACTGGGGCACGCTCACCGGCCCGGCGATTGACGGCGCCTCGGGCCGCGCCCGCGGCGGCAACATGTGGGCGGGCTCGACCTACCGGATCAACGAAGAGGGCGAGGAGTTCTTCTCGCCCAAATCCTCGGTGTTCGCCCACAAGGCGGGCGAAGGCCCGGGGATGGGTGGCGGTGGCGGCGGCGTCACCATCGGCGCCCTGAATATCTACGAGGCGAACGACCCGGCCGAAACCGCACGGCAGGTCAAGGCCGAGCTCCGGGGCCTTCTCCGGGGCGCTCACTCTGATAGCATGGCGAGGGCCTGATGCTCTACCAACTCGGCGCCCTGCCCATTCAGGTTGCACCATTCAACGCCCATGAAGTCAGCGAAACCGGGGAGGCCGATTACGCGGTCAAGCCGGTGGTGGGGCGCGAGCCCCCGCTGGAGTTCGTGGGCGAAGGCGGCAATGAAATGACCATTTCTGGAAAACTCTTTCCGCACGAGCTCGGCGGCCTGACGGAGATCGAACTGCTCCGGCAGATGCGGGCGAGCGGCAAACCGCAATACCTGATGCGGGGCGACGGCCGGGCGCTGGGCTGGTGGGCGATCACCAGCGTCGGCGCCAGCCACTCCTACCTCGACCGGAAGGGCGTCGGCCGACAGATCGACGTCAACATCAGCCTCCGCCGGGCGCAGACGCCATCGGCTGCGTCGTTCTTCTCGCTGATGGCGGGGCTGCTGTCGTGACCGAGGTTCGCATCCCCGGTCCGGTCCGCGCCCGGTTCGTTACCCGCGCCGAGTTTTGGGACGACGACATGGCCTGCCCGATCCCCGGCGCCCTCTACATCGCCGAGGCGGACGACGGCGGTCCCGGCCGCTGGTACTACGCCTGCCCCTGCGGCTGCGGCGCCACCGGGGGCCTGCGGGTCGCCGAGTTCACCAAGCCCGAGGGCAGCCCCTCGTGGGTCTGGAACGGATCGTTGGCACTGCCGACGCTCCACCCCTCGGTTCACTACGTCGGCCACTGGCACGGGTGGCTGCGAAACGGGGAGTGGGTCCAGGCATGACCGAAACCATCGAGACGATCACCATTCAGGGGGAGGCCATCACGGCCTCCCTGCTCGTTTGGCGCCGGTTCAAGCGGCCGATGCCGGGGCTGGTCGAGCGGGTCTACGACCTCAACCCCCGGCTCGCTCTGGTTGGCCCCGTCCTCCCGGTCGGGACCGTCCTGCGCCTGCCCATCCCGGTGACAAAGGCGGAGCCGGACATCACCCCCGTCCGCCTCTGGAGCTAGTCCCATGAAGGCCATCTTCTCTGTCGTGGTCGGCGGGAAGGACATCACGCTGAACCTGAACCCGGTGCTGCAGAGCCTCCGGGTGAGCGACAAGGCGGGAATGTCCAGCGACACCGCCTCCCTCGAACTGGACGACCGGGGCGGCCAGATCGTCCTCCCGCGGCCCGGCGCCTTGGTGCTGATCAGCCTCGGGTGGGAGGGCCGGGGCATGGGCCGGGTGTTCGAGGGCACCGTCGATGAAATCCGCGCCTCGGGCTCGCGCTCGGGCCGGACCCTGTCGATCAGTGCGAAGGGCACGTACACCCGCGGCAAGCCCAAGGAGGGCCAGCGGCGCCACTTCGACGACACCACCATCGGCGACGCCCTGTCGGCGACGGCCGGGAAGGCCGGGCTCACCATGTCGGTTGACGCCGAGCTCGGCAAAATCAAGCGGCCCTATATCGCCCTCGACGACGAGAGCTTCGTGGCCTTCGGCGAACGGATCGCCCGCGAGGTGGGCGGCACGTTCAAGATCGTCGGGACGCGGGCGATCCTCGCCAAGCGCAACGGCGGATCGTCCGCCGGGGGCGCCAGCCTGCCGACCGTCACCGCGGCGTGGGGGAGGAACCTCCACAGCTACGACATCGCCCCGATCCTCGGGCGCCCAGTAGAGAAGGCCACCCGGTCGCGCTGGTACGACAAGGCCAAGGCCGACTGGCTCGAAACCACGGCCGACACTGGCACCGAGGGCGGGATCACCATCAAGCCCGCCCGGTTCTCCGAGCCGGACGAGGATCGGGCCGGACAGCAGAGCAAGGCCGACGCCGCCGAAAGCGACCGCAAGAGCGGCGAAGGCTCCGTCACCATCGAGGGCACCGTCGCCGCCCAGCCCGAAGGCCAGTGCATCGTCACCGGCTGTCGGCCGGGCGTGGACGGCGCCTACCGGATCGAGAGCGTCGATCACGACTATTCGCGAAGTGGATGGACCACCTCGCTTGAGCTTCGCCAGCCCAAGGGCGA